TCGGCGATATCGCCCTGCAGAGCGGTGACCGCGTTTCCGCGCGCCGTCTCTTCGGCGTCGATCGCCGCCTGGAGCAGCGTGTCGGCAGCCTCGCGATCCGCGATCTCATCGGCGATATCGCCCTGCAGAGCGGTGACCGCGTTTCCGCGCGCCGTCTCTTCGGCGTCGATCGCCGCCTGGAGCAGCGTGTCGGCAGCCTCGCGATCCGCGATCTCATCGGCGATATCGCCCTGCAAAGCGGTGACCGCGGCCTGGAGCAGCGTGTCGGCGGACTCGCGATCTGCAATTTCGTCGTCGATATCGCTCTGCAGGGCGGCGTCAGCGGCCCCACGGGTGGACGCCTCCGCGGTCAAATCCGTCTGCGATGCCGAGCCGGCGAAGATGTCCGCCTTCTTCGTCCATGATCCGGACCCGCTTGCGCCGCTTTTGAGATAGAGCCCGCGGTAGCTGGCCGTCGCGTCTGCGAACACGACCGCCCACACCCCCGCCGCATGGTCGAGATCGGCGAAGAGCAGCGCGCGCGTCTCATAGGGCAGCACATTGGTGAGCGCGCTCACATCGAGGAGCGAATCCAGTGCCGCATTCTGTAGAGCCTCATAGGCGCGTATTTCCGCCTTGCTCGGCTCATGCAGCCCACTCGACGGCACCCCATCGGTCACATAATCGCGATAGACGGATCTCGCCGTCTCCTGACGCGTCGCCATCTAATGTCCTCTCAGGAGATTGTGATGTAGCTCGACGCCGATAGGGCGCTCGGCGTGTCGAGTTGGACAAACCAACTGCGGACTTCATAGATTTCACCGATCGTCACCGGATCGGCCGTCTGTCGCACCCATTGCGAGACGACGGTGTCGAGGCTGGCCCAAGGACCAAGCGCGACATGCGCGCCATCGACGAGTCGCGCCTGGACGTAGTAGACGAGCGAGGTATCGGTCGGAGTTGCGGCGGAGATTTTCGCCGTCGATTGGATGTATTCTTCGTCGGAGATCGTGACCTGCGCCAACACCGGCGCATCGGGCGGTGTGATCGTAACCGGCGAGGGAACTGGAGCGCTCGAGGTCTCATGCGGCGACACCGGATCGTAGTCCGGGACCACATCGTCGTAGTCATTCTCGCCGACGAGCGCGAGCTTGATCTGGAACCCTGTCAGATCTTCCGGCATCTGAGTCGGCGCTTCGAAGCGATAGATGCCGTCGATTTCCGGCATCTGATCGCTCTGCACTGCGACGACACGCTCTCCGATGCAGCGCACGAGCGAGAACCCGCCAATGATCGTCAGTCGCCGCGCTGGGTTCTGCCGCTTGAAGAGGCGGTATCCGAGACGCGTCGCCTGATTGAAGCTTGCGACCTCGCGCAGCGTTACGGCTTCAGTTCTCTCGCCGACGATCGCGATTGACTCGTCATCCGTAACCGGCGGCGCTTCGATGACCTGATAGTTCTCTCTCGGCTCCATGTAGGAGACCGTGAGGTAGTTGAAGGAGTCCAGCGCCGGCGGCAAATCCTCGATGACGATCTCGGAAATGTCGTCGTCAGTGAGCGTGAGGGTCGGAGCTTCGTCTCGCGCAATCCAGAAATTCAACATGCCTTCGCCGTCTTCCCATACTGTGCAATCGCATGCTGCTCTCAGGCGTGCCTCGACATCCTTTACCGCTTCTCCAGCGTGCCATTGCGCGTCACAGCGCGCCCATGGCTCTGTCCCGCCGCCGAACTTGTCGACGAGGCGGTCACAATAATTCGCCTCCGTGATGACTTGGTCCCATCGGATTTTTGATGGCGGCCGGCGAGCGCCGTCGTAATGAGTCTCGTACCAGACGAGCACGAGTATCGCGTTGCGCGACCACGTCCACGTCGCTTTTTGCGTGAAATACCAGTCCAGATAGTCGGCGCGGGAAGTCGCGTAGAACGGCAGGATTTCAGCGTCGTCGAATGTCTGCTCTTCTTCGCGCGGATCGTAGATCGTCGCGGCGCGAATGATCCACATCATAGTGGGCCATGCGCGGGGATAGGTCTTCATGCGGTCGAGAATGACCTGTCCGCCGACAGCCATCGCATACATGATGGCGAGGTTCTTTCCGAGGTGACGTTCCGTGTCGTAAAGCGTCGGCAGGAAATGTGCGGCGAGCGGTGACGGGTTGCCGTCGAGAGTGCCGTTGCGGAAATCGAACGCCATCGCCGGGAGGTTCCCGACCGGCTCTGGACGCCAGACCTGCCCGGTCCAGATCTGAATATATTGGAACGTGTATTTGAGGCCCGCGCTTGGCCAGCGGACATCCGGGCCGCAGTCGACGATATTGATCAGGCCGTTCGTGAACCCAGTGAGAATCGGGAAAGGCCCGGTCGACCACCCCGTCACATCCTCGCCGTCGACGATGTAGTTTTCGACTGCGTCGATCGGCTCTCCGTTCAGGATGACGCCAGCGAGGAGGTGGAACCCGTCCTCACACTCCTCCCATGCTTTGATTCCGCCGACCGGGATGCGCCCGGCGCCGTAATAGCGCGGCGAGATCGACTGCGCTTCGATGCGCTGAAGCGTCGGCTGAATCGGTAGAGAGGGGTCGAAACGCGGCTTCCGTCCCGACGCCAGAAGCGCGGTCACGCCGACCGCCAAGCCGAGCTCGACAAGTCCCGTGACGAGGGCGCCGACCGTCAGCGTCCCGACGATCGTCGCGGTCGCCGAGACGCCGATCGCGGTCAATGCGCCAGCGACGAGCGGCGCGATGATCGGGGCGGCATGTACTGGCGTCGCGACAAGCGTGGAGAGCGCCGTTGCGGCGAGAAGCCTCCTCTTCATGTAGCGGGAGCCGATTGTTACTTGGCGCCGGGCTTGCGAAACGGGAGAATGCCTTGGCCGCGGCGAGCGGCGACACGGCGCTCGATCGCCTCACGTCCGCCATCCGTTAGCCATTCCCGACAGGTCGCCGGATCGAACAGCCGCGCCGTGCGCTTCCCGAGGCTCCCTTCGCGCATAGCGACATGTCGCTTCACATGCGCAGAGACGAGACGGCTGGAGACGAACTTGTCGAGGCCGCGCATTCCGCTCGCGCCCGGCACCTTGGCGAGGTCGACGACCTGCCCCGCGGTGTAGCCCTTGCCGATCGAGAACTCGCCCGAGGCGACCGCTTCCGCGATCATGACCGGCAACATCGCGTTGACGGCAGCGACCGCGGCCTCGCCGGCGATGCGCGCGATCTTGGCTTCGTCGAAGCCGCCGGCGCCATAGGCCCCGGTCTCCCGGATCGACGGGAGAACGTCAGCCGTCACCCACTTACGGAAGCGATGCGCGACGGAGCCGGGCGTCACGGCGTCGCGGCAGCGCAGCGCGAGCGCATAGAGACCGGATTCGGAGACGATGAGGACATTCGGATTGCCTCGGGATTTCTCGGGGTTGAACCCCGAGAAATCGACGGTCTGTTTTTCATCAGCGTCCAGCTTTGCGACCGCGTCGCTCACATCCGCGAGCCCGAGCGCGCCGCAGACATCCTTGGCGACGAACCAATGCTTGCCATTGCGGTCGACGGCGCGAATGAGGCATTCGTCGAAACAGAACGGAGTCATTTTCATTTTTCCAGTCTCCAATGGCGTCCGGCCCGGCAGGCCCGAGACGCACGGGTTCGCTTTCGCGATGCCGGAGCCATTGGAGCTCGCGGGTCGCGCCTTCCCCCTGCCGAGGGGGAATCTCATGATTTCAGTGTTCTGCCGTTGATCCCGTGGCCTCTCGACAGAGCCGCCCTGTCGCCGCTAGATTGAGGGGCTCTTTCCGGGCTTCAATCGGGGGAACTTTTATGCGTCTATTCGTGCTCATTGCCGCCACGTCGCTCGCCGGCTGCATCTCGTCTCAAACAGCGATGACCGGGCCGTCGACCGCCCATGTCGAAGTCTCCGCCGGCGGGCTTCTCTTCAAGGATCAGGCGCAGCCGACCTTTCTTCGAAAGGCCGCGGAACTGACAGCGGCGGCAGGCAAGAAATGCTTCTCGACGACCGGCCAGAAGACTTTCGATGGCATGGTCGATAGCGTCGCGGTGACCCGCACCACGCTGTTCTCACAGACACAGCAAACTGTGAGCACGCCGACGAGGGCGCTCGCGGCAGATATTCAGATGTCCGACAAATGCGACGCCAGCACCTACGACGCCGCCGCGATCCTGTCGCAGGCCAAATCGTGACGGAGCGACCACCCAGACAGGATCGAAAACTGCCCAACATGCACGCGGCCGTTCGTCGCGGCGACGCTGAACCGGCCGGCATTGACGCCAAGCACGCGGCCCTGGCCGCCGCCCCCGATGATCACCGCGTCGCCTGGCTCAACTTCTTCGGCAGAGATGCGACGGAGCCCCATTCTCTCCGCGATGATCGCGGCGCCCTCTTCGGCGCCGCGGCTCTCCCATAGCGCGCGCTGCTCATCGGCGCTCGGTCCGACAAAGCCCAGCGACTCGGCCCATGCGACGACTGGCTCCGAACAGATCATCGGAACGCGCCCGACAGCGAAGGCGCGGAAGAACTCGATCGGGCTCAGCTCCAATAGAGCACCCGCATGTTGCTGGCGTATCCAGAGATGCGCTCGAGGATATCGTCGCCGGGGAAGCGCGCTGTCTGATCGCGATGCGTCAAAAACACATTTGGCGATCGGAACCGCGATGATTGGAAGCTCTCAGTTTCCAGCGTGAAGCTCGTAGTGCGACCCTTCGCGTCGACGTGCTTCACAAGCCGCTCCATGATCGTCGTCCGCAGAATGATCGGGTCGGAGGCGAGGCTCCAATCATCATTGAACATGATCAGATAGGCCGCGCACTCCCGCCCATGGATCTCCGCCTTCTGGTCGACATAGATCGACGCGAATTCAGATGATGGCAGGGCCGAAAGTGCGAACGTCATCGGCTCGTTCTTGTCGCCGTAGCCTGCGAACATGCCGGAGATCGAGCCAACCGTCCCGACGGCCTCCCAGACATGGCTGGTGCTGTCCGTGAACGATCCTCCCTCACCCCGATAGAGGTAGCGCGTCCCGCTTGCCAGATCGAATCTGGCGCCGATCGTCGCCTTTACATCCGAGCGCGTCGCCAGCGCATAGAGGGCCTCTCCGAGGATGCTCACCAGCGATCCTCCTCGAAATCGAGATCGATCGTTCCGAAGAAATCCTGCTGGTCCAGAGTCTCCGCGACCTCCAATGTCTCCCGCGTCGCGAGGCATCGCACGATAGGCGCCTCCGTATAGGCCGGGTCGTCGACTGCGATAGCGGCGCGCAGATATGGCCAGATCGAGAGCGTCGACTTCCCCGAGACACCGTCTTCCGACGGAAAGATCTGCTCGATCGTGTAGAGGCGATCTTCGAAGCCGATGTAATTCCCGGCCGTCAATTCGACCTCGGACGGTCCGACTCGCTGGACATCGATCGTCATCGCCCGCGCCGAGGCGGCGGTCGCGACGAGGAAATCCACCGGCTGGCCGTAGAAGGTAGAACCGCCCGAGAATGTCGACCCGTCAGAGAACGTCACGCCGAGCGGCAGGGCGACCGCCGCCCGCTTGCGCGGCGTCCGCAATTCGTCCATCGGCGTGATGTAGATCGGCTTCCGCTGCGCCAATCTGGTGACCATCGCCCGCATGGTGAGCACGCGGCCGCCATAGAGCGCAGTGGCGCGGTGGCCGAACTTCCATCGGCCGGCGTCGGCTGTAACGCTCTGCCCCGGCCCGACGAGCGTCTCGCCGCCGAAATTGACGGGGTGGATTCTGCCGCGTGACATATATTTCGGCCGGAGCACGCTCGGCCAATGCGCGATCGTCGGGTCATAGGCCATCAGATCGCGCGCCGGCTCGCCTCAGATTGTTTTTTGTTGTTCGCGGCGATCATCGTCGCGGCAGTCTTTCTGATCTCGACGATGATTTCGCCGTCGGACATCACGCGCGGGGTAGCCTCCACACCAGGGGCGTAATTGTTGAAGGTGAACTTCGGCGCGGCCGGCGGCTGTGTGAAGCTTATGACCTGCGGAGGCGCGGCCGGCGGCGCCGTCATATGAACCGGGATGCGGCGACCATCCGGCAGCGGGACGAACGCCTCCGGCCCGCGGCCCTCGCCAAATAGCGCGAGTTGCGGCCGATCGGCGACCCCGCCAGAGGCGTAGCGATGCAGCGGCAGCGCGCCGGCGCTCGTCATGATCCCGCCGCTCTCGAATTTGAAGAGGCCGCCGAGAAAGTCTCCGATGCCGGAGAAGAGGCCCCCGAGGAATCCGCCTCCACCGGAGTTACCGCCCCCAGCGATTTTGTCGAGCAGTCCACCGCCTCCCGCGAGCCCGGCTCCGGAGAGGTTCACGTTCGCGGCCTTGATGTTTACGTTCGCGGCATTCTTCTCGCTGCCGCCGCCGATCCCGAGCAGGCTCCCGAGCGGGCCGAGGCTATCGGAGCCCATGGCGCCCATGAAGCTTTCCACGATGTTGCCGATCGACTGGCGCATCATGTTCTCGGCCATCCGCCCGAGCGCATCTTTCGCGGCCGCGCCGACATCCTCCCCGCGCGCCAAAGCCACCGCGGAGCCGCCGGCGATATCGGCGACGCCCGAGCGCAAAACGTCGTACGAAGCGACGCGCTTGCGCATTTGATCCTGCGCGGTCGCATTGTCGGCGGCTTTCTGCGATAGCTTTTCGATCTTCCTGGCAAGCTCTTCGGCGATCGGGATTCCGAGCCGCTGCGCCTCATTGAGAAGTTTCTGCTGCTCTTCGGCTGCGGCGATCGCGCCCTTGTTCACGCCCCAGGCGCCGGACGCCAGATCGATCGCGCGGCGCTGATCGTCGAGCGAGCGGGTTTCGTCACGGAGCCAATTGTCGACCTGTTCGATATTGATTGCGCGGATCGTGGAGTCGTACTTCCGATAGGCTTCTGTCGCCTCATTGATCTTTTGCGCCTGCCCTCCGAATGACGATTGTGCGGAAGCGGCCTCGGCGGGGTGCGACTTGAACCCCTCCCAAGCGCCGATCCCCTGCGTCCGCATGATCCAATCCGCCATGCGGTTTTGGTTCTCGGCTGAGAACATGTCATTCCCGCCGAGTCCGAGCGCGCGCATCGCGTCACGCTGCGTCGTGTTCGTGATCTGGAATGCGCCCTTGGCGCTCGAATTGAGGCCCTGGGCGCGCCTGACCTGATCTCCCCATGCGAGGCTCTCCGCCATCGTCATGTCGACGAGCGGCTTCGGCGAGCGCATGTAGCCGAGCGAGGTATTGTAGGGGTCGCCGAACTTGTCGGTTCCCTCGGCGCGCATGATCGAGCGGTAGAAGTCTCCGCCGGAGCGCGCGAAGAACGGAACGACGTTCCCGGCCGCCGCTGGCGGCGCTGAGGAGCCTTGCGCGCCGGACGCGCCGATCCTCGCCGCCGCGCTATCCATCGCATCGGCGAGGCGCGTAGCGGCATTGCCGGCCCGGTCGAATGGAACGACGACGGAGCGATCATAGATGCTGAGGTCCGAGCCAGCGCCGCCCGCCCGGTTCGCTCTCTTCAGATCGTCCTGAAGGGTGAGCTGCGCCTCCTTGATCGCACGCTGGTAAGGGTCGAGCCCGGCGAGCTCGGCGCGGCGGGTCGCCTGCTTGGCCTGCTCCCGCATTGCGCGCGCGGACTCCAGCAGCACGACATTGCGCGCGCCCTCGGCCGCCGTGACCGCCGCGAGCCGGTCCTTGCTGGTCTCCATCTCGGCGCGGAACGCCTGTTCCGCCGCGATCTGCGCCTTCTGGCCGATCGTCTCCGCCTCGGCCGAGCGCATCGCCAGCATATTCGCCTCGGTCACGCGCTCGAGCGGTGACCGCAACAGACCGATCGCGACCCCGAGCTTGTCGAATGCCTCCCGCGCTTCATTCGCGCGGTCGCCGAGCGCGGCCAAGCCGTCCTTGTCGGAGAGCATGGCCCTGATGGCGTCGCGCGCGTCCTCGAGCTGGCGGCGCTGTGCGAGATCGGGGCGGATCTGGTCCATCGTCTGCGTCGCGCTCTGCGCCAGGACATTGAGCCGCTCCTGCTGGCGCAGCGCGTCGATGCGGCCCGCATCCTGCGGCGCGTTCTGTTCCCGCAGCCTGCCATAGCGGATATCGACCTCGGCCAATCCGGCCTGCAGTGGCGAGAGCCCGCGGAGCTGCGCCCGGTCGCTCGCGTCGCGGGACATGTCGTCGAGGCGGCGGGAGGATTCGGCGAGCGCGGCGTTGCGGGCGCCTTCCGCAGCCAGCGCCGCAAGCGTCTCGTCATGGGTCTGGCGCAGCGTCGTGACGCGCGCCTGCTCCGCCGCGATGCTCGCTCGCTGCTCGAACGAATAGGCGCCGATTGCTCGAACAGCCAGATCGCTGTCCTGCCGCATGCGCTCCGCTGGCGTCTGGAAATTGGCGAGCGCCGTGGACAACTGCGCCACGATTTCCTTCGCCGCGCCCGCCCTTTCGCCGAGCGCGGCGAGACCATCCGCGGTCTCTGTTAGCGGCTTGATCGCCGCGAGCTGGCGCTCCATCGTCCGGCGCTGGACCTCATCCGGGGAAAGCTGATCGATCAGCGGCCCGGCAAGTTCCGACCTGCGATTGAGGTCGATCCGATCGCGCTCCCGCTGTGCGGGCGTAATCTCCGGCGCCAATCCGATCCTGCGCTCGTAATCGGATAGCGAACCGGCGCCTGGGGCAGGGAGAGCGGCCGCAGCCTGGCGCGGCAGCTCGATCCGCTGGAATTTCGGCAGCAGAGCATCGATCCCGGCGCCGATCCCATCGATCGCCTTTCCGGGAAGCGACGTGAAAGCCTCCCATCCGCGCGCGAGAAGTCCGGTCGAATCCTTGGCCTTCTTCACCTCTTCATCGAACATCCGCGTCTTCAGAGCCACGGCTTCGGAGAAGCGCCCCATTTGCTCCAGCGCGGTAACGGTCTCACGCGTCGCCAGCGACACCGGGCCGAAGCGGCGTTCGAACGCGCCGAGGCCCTGGTCCCCGACAATCTTCACGATTTCCGCATAGGCGTCGGCGAGCTCGAGGCCGAAGGCGCGGGAAAAGCGCGGCGCGTCGCCGAGAAGCGTCGGGATATTCTCGACACCGATTCCGGCCTGGGCGATCTGCGCCGCCCCAGAGACGGCCTGTCCCCGCGACATCGCGCCGGAGCGCGCCGTCGCATCGGCGATGGCGGATAGCTGGCCGGCGGAAGCACCGGCGGCACGGCCGACGCCATTGAGCGCGCGCTCCAATTCCGCTTGCTGATCGCGGAATCGCATCACGGCGACGCCGGCCGTGCCAACAATGGCCGTCAGAATTGTGAGGGGATGCGTCGCGACGCGGAGCGCGGTCGAGCCGACCTCGGCGATAGCCGCTTTCGCGCCGACGCTGGACGACGACAGGGCGTCGAAGACCTGGGCACCTTGAGAGGTGACGATCTGCATCGGCGACGCGCCCATTGCCGCCATCGTCGCAGCATCCTGGATCTGGCGCGACAGATTCACCCATTCATGCCGGGCGAGCCCCGCGGCCTTCGCATTGTCGTTGACGCCCTTCGTCACTGCGGCGAGAGGATCGGAAGTCGCGAGGCCAACGCCGAGGATCTGCGCCGCCGCGTCATCTGTCGTGGCGGCGCCGGATACGGAGCCGCTAGATGCAGGTCTGAAGCGCCCGATAGCATCCCGATGGATGTCGATGCCTTGTGCAACATCGCCGACTGCGATCGGCGCACGTGACTGGCCAGCCCCGATCTGCGCTTGGTTCCGGCTTGCGGTCAACTTGACCGCATTGGCCTCGAATTTCCGCGCAGCCACCTCGACGCCGCCGCCCATGTTTGCGAACGCGGTCGTCGTCGCGCCGCTCATGCGCGTGGCATTGGCCTCGAGCTTCTTCGCGAGCGCCGCCATCTTGTCGATATCGGCGGAGGCGCTTGCCGCTTCCTTTCCAGCAGCGGCGGCAGAGCCGCCCAATTTCCCGAGCGACTTCTCGGCTCGCGCCGCAGCGCTCGCGGCCTCATTTGTCGCGGAAGCGATCTCCGCTCCGGCCTTGGTCGCATCCTGTCCAGCATCGGAAAGAGCATCGCCGATTTTGCCGGCGGATTTCGCGACTTCCGTCGCCGCAGACGACGCTTTCTTCGCGGCATCCGCAAGAGCGCTGCCGAGTTCATCGGAGGCCTTCTCGGCTTTCGCGGCGCCGGCGCCGATCTCCGCCGTGGCGGCCGATGTCTGCTTGCCAGCCTTCTGGACAGCGGCGCCCATTTGATCGGCGGACACCTCCGCCTTCTTCGCCGCAGACGCGAATTTATCGAGGGCCAGCGTGCCCTTTTCAGCATCGGAGGAGTCAATCGCTATGCCGAGTTTTGCAACGTCGTCAGCCATCGTCTCCTCCTTTCCTTTTCGCAGTCACGACATGCGCGACATCGCGCAACCCATCCTTGATTGCGCGTTGCCGATCTGCCTTGCTCTTTGCCTCGGCCGATTGAGCCGCAAGATAGGTGTCGTCTAGATCTTCGATGAGTTCGATTTCCCATGGGGCGAGCCGCACTCTGGCCCGCCGCATGAACGCATCGATATCCGGCCATTCGATAGGGGATGGCCCTGCCATTGACGGTGATTTGCGGCGCCTGAGACGCGCCCACGCTTCCCAGATATGCCGTAGCGCTTCCGGGAATGGCGGCGTCGCAAGCTCCGCCTCTATTTCGGCGACGACATCCGCGCGCTGCTTTCGAATTGCTCTTTCGAGGCGCGATAGCAGCCGGTCCCGCCGCGTCCGGCCTTCGTCGGAATAGTCGAGATAGAACGCGCGCTCGGCGTATGCCTTCAGGCCGTTGCCGAGCGCGACGTAAAAGCGTTGTCGTCGCTCAGGAACTCGAGCGCCTGGATGAGCAGAGCTCCCTTCTTCGGATCCGAGAGCAGCTTGCGCGCGTTCTCCGGCGAGAACGGGTAGACCTCGCCGCCGAACTTGACCTCGGTCCACCCCAGCATGCGCTCGACGACGAAGGAAATGTTCCTGTCACGGACCGCGGTCGTGCTCTCTTCCGGCGCCACCCATTTCCTGCCGTTGACGCGCGCCTGTTCTTGTTCGCGGTCACGATGCAGGCGCTCCCGCGAGAGGCGGTCGCGCTGCTCGAGCGTCTTCGCATGGCCGGGGCCGGCGAATGTCCAAACCCAGTCTGACGGACGCCCCTTGATGATGACTGGCATCTTCGCGTCGTCGGAATAGTCCAGGTCGGAAAGATCGAAATCGTCGCTCACAGTTCCCCCTTACGATCAGGCGCCGACAGAGGCGACTTCATAGACCGACGTGTTGATGCCGATGTTGAAATTGCGCCGCGTCACATTCGAAACGTTGCCGTGATTGGTCGGGCGGGACATCACCATGCCTGCATAGTACTGCACGGAATTGGTGTAGCCGCTCCCGCGAGCATCGTTCATCACGATCTTGAAGTGATAGTTGAAGTCCGTCTTCTCGGCGTCGATCAGGTCCTCCTGACCGTCGTCGAGCGCATCACGCCCGACGATGACGGCCTGGGTCCCTGCGTTGCGCGGTCCCTTGATCTTGCGGACCCGACGATTGCCGAGCGCAGTGAACGTGATCTCATCGGACGCGTCACCGATCGTGCCGAGGTCTTCGACCTCTTCGACCTCCACCCATCCGGTCAGCGCTTCGAAATGCGTGATGGCGGCGGAATTGCTCAGCGCATTGATTGCATCGACATCGGCGACCGGGCCGATATAGAACCGCGTGCCAGCAGTTGCTTCGACAGCCATTGTCGTTCTCCTTTCAGCGTGCGAACGCTTGCCACCTGATGGTCACTTGCGTTCGGGTCCAAGAGTCATTTTGCATCGCGGCGCCGGCGCTCGGTCTGCCGTCGATTTTCAGAGCGAAGCTCTGATCTGCCGGGCGCAGCGGTGTGCCCACAGCGAAGTGCGCGACAATGGCGGCAGAGATCCTCTTCGATGCGAGCTCGCCGGCGCCGCGCGGCATCACGACAGACACCTGAAGAAGCCCGCGCATCAGGACTGAGGCGCTGTGCCCGATGAAGGGCGAGATGTTCCGATTCGGGAGATAATCGACCGCGATCCAGGTGCCGGCCGGAGGATCGAAAGGCACGTCCGGCCACGCGATCGGCAGTGGCGGCGCGAAGGTCAGGTCTTCCAAGTGCCTGAAAAGCAACGCAGGGATAGCGACTTCCGGCGCTTCGCTCACCGTGCTACCTTCCCCTCATGATGCGCGATGACGACGACCCGCCCTTGATGTCCGACGCCGAGGTCCATGCGGTGTTCAAGAGGCTCATCGAGACGATCGGAGACCGTCACGCCGAGACCGAACTCGGCGAGAAGACATTGCGCGCCGTCGAGCTATTCGTGGGCGGATGCATGCTCGTGATGTTCAAGGAGATCGATCACGACGCTCATTCGCCCGGACCGCCGCCTTCGCGCGAGCCGTAGCTTCCGCAACTATCCACGGCCAATTCTGAGCGGCGCGTCCGACCACTCGATAGCCGGATTGATTATAGGCCCGGCCGAGCGAGTCCTCGCCGACGAATCCATACTCGAGTCGGCGCGCATAAATCGCGGAAAACCCTAGGTATACTGTCCCGCCGAGAGGGACATTTTGAATGATGAGATTGATCGGTCCTGCGTCGTAGGAATACGTCACGCCTGTGGCTGGCTTTGCTTCCGCGCGCATCACCGGCATCTGGGTTCCGCTGGCCTCGAGAGAGGCACGGTAGAAGCCGGTGTCTATGAGCTTTTCCGCAAGGATAATGCCCTGGATCTCTTCCGCGACATCTTGGGCGGCCATGTGAAACACAGCCTCGACGCGTTCTTTCGTGGACCTCACCCAGTCATCGATCTGGGCTGCGAAGGTCTTTTGCGTCACTGCTTCGCGCCGGGATTCACGAGATGGAGAACGCCTTGGCCGCGCGGCTCCGGGCGCCGGGCGAAGGGCTCCTTGGATTGCAGCGCCGCGATGAGTGGGCCGCCAATGGCGGCCTTCCATTCGGCGATCAGCCGGATCGAGAACAGCGCGCCCTCGTGTCGCGTCTCTTGCGGCGGCGGGAGCCGGTCGCCGGCGTGCCCATGCTGATCGAAATAGGATTGCAGGCTGCGGCGCACGAGCGCGACGCCGTTCCCGCGCCCCTTGCGGGCAACGCGAAGATCGAAGAACCCAGCCGCTTCCGACCTCTTCGTCCCATTGAGCAGGTCATAGACGGACAGATGCGATACGGCAGAAACGCGCGTGTCTTTGCGGAACTCCTCTTCGGCGAGGGTGCGCATGATTTCCGTGTCGCGCTTCGCGTCGGCTTCGTCGAGCCGCCTCTTGAAGTCCCGAAGCTGCTCGTCCTGCGAGCGCAGATGCGCGCCGAAGTCGCGAAGGGCGATCGCGTTCTCTTTGGTTGCCTCGATGAGGGCCGCGATCATCGCGTCCGGCGCAGCGGGCTTCCCGCTCACGATATCCCAAACCCAGCCCGAGACGACGACAGCGAACTCCGGCGACGCCCATTGCGCGAGGTGCATCGCGACGCGCGGGTGGACCCAGGTGCCTTGGAGCTCGGGGATTCCTCCTCTAAGCGATTGAATTATTTCCGTTGTCGGTATACCGATTTCGGTCGCTAAGGCCTTTAGAAAGGCCTCGGTGGGCTCATTGTCGTGGCGATAGCGGCTCCAAGGCCGCCCCACCGCTTTGCACATGGCGGTAGCGTTGAAATAGCCGTCTCCTTCACGCTGGTGGATCAGCGTGCCGCGATATTCGCGAGAGATGAGAGCATTCGTCATGTCTATGGTCTCCATCGGCTCCGGCCTGACAGGCCCGAGAGCGCACGGGGTCGCTAAGCGACGCCGGGCCGATGAAGCTCGGTGTCGCGCTCAATCCCCCTGTCAGAGGGGAAATTCGATTGGCTCAGAGAGGCAGGCGCTGGCGCCGCGCCGCAGTGATCAGCGCAGCCCGCGAGTATAGTTGATGCGGATTTCTTCTCTGCATCTACAAACCGGCTCGTCGTACGGCGCGTGCATCTGCGGGGCCATGCCGGGCGGAACCTGATAGGCCTGCCGCCATGGCACCCCTTTCCGGTTCAGCCGCTCGACCTCGCGGTGATTGTGCCGGACGCGCTCATCGCCGGCGGAGTGCGGAATCTTGAGGAGGTCTTGCTCTTGCACCTGCCCCTTATCGATCGCCTGCTCGTAGGATTCGATCTTCGCGGCCCCGAGCGCGCGGATCGTCTCCGTCCGCGAGATCGTGTCGGCGCGATATTTCAGCGAGCGGTTCCGATAGGCCGCGACCATCTTCGCGCGTGTCTCGGCAGGGATTGCCTCGCCGGTCTTGATTGCCTTCAGAACGGCGGCATCAAAGCGCTTATCGCGGAGCCCGCGCCCGAGCGCCTTGCGCAGCTCCGCGGGGTCGGTTGACGCCAACTCGGCGGCGTAGCGGCGACCCCACGCCTCTTGCCCGCTGGTGAGGCCGATGACCCCGCCGGTGCGCTTCTTCGTCCGCGGATCGATGCGCCCGACGATATCGAGCGCGGTGTCGCGCGGGTTGCGGCCGGCTTCCAAGCCGGCGCGCATGTGCGCGCGAATCATGTCGCGCTGATCGTCGACGATTTCGGTGACGAGCGTCGACGATTTCTCCCGAGCCCACGCCTCGGCGCGGGGAGAGCGGATATCGAACAAGACCTTGATCAGCGCGCCATCGGCTCCGCGCGCCGCCGGGATCGTGTCAGACACCGCGGCCCCGCCGGCGCCATAGGCGGCGACGATCTCATTTCGGAGGCCGGCGAAGTCGTTGGGGTCCAATCCGACCGCGCGGAAAGCGCCTTCGATATCGCCGACGCGGAGCCTGTCCTCGAGCTGCTTGATCGACACCTTGTCTGCGATGCGCCGGATCGCGGCGAGGAAGGCATCTCGAATGCGCGGCTCGAATTGGTCGAGCAGCGCATCGATCGGATCGCGGTTCGCCGGCATTGGCGCGTGTCAGACGCTCGATCAAGCCGAGCGGGCGAGGATGCAGATTTGGAACGTCGCCGACGCCCCGGACGAATTGGCGATGCGCAAAATATCCGCGGTCCCGGCTGCGATCGTCGCGAGCCCAGCAGCGCCGGGAGAAGCGATCTCGAAGACGCCGCCGGGGCTGATCGGCCACAGCGCAGCCGAGAAGCCGGGGACGTAATTGGTCGCGCCACCCATGGTCAGATTCGTGGTGTTTGGGGTTCCGCTCAGAGGCTCGTTGACGACGACGAGCGCGACGAGTTCCGCCGCGGCGACAGTGGCCCCGAATGCATCGGTCAGCACTCCGGCAAGGTCGATGTCGTCATTGGTGTTGCTTGCGACTGTGCGCTCGGCGAGATAGGCGAGATCGGCCTGATTGGCGCCGGTCCCATTCGAGAACGAGAGCGTCTTGTTGATCGCCGCCGACCACTGGGGCGCGACGCCAGCAACGGCAGGGCGGGTCTGCGAAACGGACGCGCTTGCTTTGATGACCGCGGAAACGCCCATTGTCCTTGTCTCCTATTTTCGAGCCCACTTCGGGCGACGGGATTGCTCGTATGCGGCGCCGAGCCGCAGGACGATGTCTTGGATCGCGTAGGCTTCGAATTCTGGCGACGGATCGCTCTCGTCCATTTGCTTGCGAATCGTCTGCCAAATGTGAGTAGCCTCATGCGCGATAAGCGCCATGGTTTCGACGGCAGGCTTCGCGGCGAAGCGCTCATGAATGCAAACGATGATCGTTACATCGCATGTCGTTCTATTTTCGAACGTGACGGCGCGCGCGTCGGTTCGCGGGTAAGACTCGTCTTTGACGCCGAGATGCTTCATCGCTTGGCGCCACGCTGTCTCAGATGGGCAAAACCCGTAGTACGTCCGTGGAAACATTCCGGGCTCGCACCAGATGACGCGATCGGCGTTGCGCTTCGTCACCGGCGGGCCTGCAATTCCCAAAAGACGATCGTCCCGGCCGGCGAGAGCGGCGAGACACGAACGATCTCGTGCGCGACGCCGCCAATGATGAGAGCGTCGGATTCTGTCGGCGCGATCGAGAGGCCCGCCGTCGAGACGAACAACCGCTTGTCGCCTGCCCTGATGCGCGTCCCGTCGATCTGCTGAATCGTGTAGCCGACCTCGACGAGGAGACAGTCATGATCGGCCGTCGCGGTAATGGGATCGTAGGATGGCCCGGAACGAGATGTGCGGCGGATCTGTGCGACCTGCCCGGCTTCCGCGATGGCGATTTCTGCTTCGGCGCGGATCTCTGCGTAGTCGATGGCGCTCATGCCCGATACAACCGCCCCACGACGGACGATTGCCCGCCGCTGCATGTGAAGGGTCGGATAAGGGCCATGACCAACGCCGACGCCGGCCGGCTTTCGTTCACGCCCGCGAGAGGATTCGCATATTCGGTCTCGATCGGCCCGATGACGCGGCGCTTGACCGCTTTGCTCGGCGTGATGACCGGCGACAGCGCTCCAGGCGTCGCCAATTCGATCAGCGCCAATTCGGCGCAGGCATCGACGATCTCGCCTGGGATTTCATCGGACGCGATCCCCCATCCCTCGCCATCGACGACGCCCGAGCGCGGCCAAGAGAGCGCTTGAGCACGGCCATGGGTTCGGACGCCAGCCCAGGTGACGGAGCGCGACAAATAGGCCGTGGCGCGCCGGATCGCCGTTTCCTTTGCTGTGTCCTCTCCAGTCCACGCCGCGCTCCCGCGCGCGGCGTGATAGGCTGAGCAGTCGACGAGAGAGACGAGGGCGTCCGCGTCACTAAGACCCGCCCCCGTTTCGATGATCAACACTCGATGCCGCCTTTCTCTCTGCCCAAATACGGCGCATCATTTCACTTCGCTTCGCTCGATATTCCGGCGTCCTGGTCGCAGCAGCGGCCGCCGCTTTCCTCGTCGTCGATTCCCGCAGAGCGTCAAGCCGCCTTGCTTGAGCCTCGCGCGCGCTGCTGTCTGCGTAATGGCGCAACATCCCTTCAGAAATTGAAGAGCGATGTTTTGCGCTTCGCGGTCCTTTGCCGGCCATCCCGCGCCTGATATTTTCTTCCAGCGTGACCGGCTCAAGATGATCTGGGTTCACACATGCCCGATTGCGGCAAAGGTGATCTATCACCAAGCCATTTTGGATCGGGCCGTGATGGCGTTCATAACTGACTCGATGCGCGCCAGTTAGCCGACCAGATTCATCCTTGACGCGGCCGTAGCCGCCGCGCCGTTGGCCAGTCCAAATCCAGCAACCCGTCACATCATCTATCTTCACATACTTTTCGAAAGCATCATGCACGGACATGGCGAATGCTTCAGACATGCATTTAATTCCGCAATATTTCTTCTTTCGAACTTCGGACGGCGTTCCGCTGATCGCACCACCGCATTTTGCGCATGGCTTAGACGCGATTGTCCTCTTTCCTTTATTCTGAGGGGCGCGGCCCTTCAATGAATCGGCGTAGCAGTTGCTGGAGCAATACGACGATTTCCTCAGATGAGAGGCAAGCCGTTCGAAAACAGTGCCGCAAACGCAGCACTCACATTGCACCCGCTCTCCGCGTGTGCGATTTCTCACTTCAGCCATCTCGACCCTCCCACGGTCGTCGGTGGTTAGGCCGGGAGCGGAGTTTGCACCTCCATCCCGGCCGCTTTGCTATAGCATATTTCGTCGATCATTTCGCCCAATCGCTCAAGATAACGCCGCAGCGCCGGCATTGCGCACCATTCGGCGTTAGCCAAAACAGGAACTCGCCGCATTTACAGCGCCAGTGCACGTCCGGCTCGACGGCGTGCTTCGGAGCGCCCCAGTTGCGCCCGCACTTCGGGCATTCCATGTGCGTCGCGCCAACAGGAGCGACGCCGCTCCACTCATGCTCGCAGGCGCCGCAAACGAACATCCCGGACATGTGGGGGGCCGTCGATTTCCTCGCACTTCACCGGACGAAGATCGACGACGTTGCTCATTAGGCGATCGTCTTCGCGCTGATCTTGGCCCCTGACTGTCCGACAATCGTCAACGACTGCCCCGCCGGTATGACGACACCCGCGGAACTGGCGGCAGTCGCAGTCGTCGTGTCAGCGTCCGGTGTTGTCCCGATCGCGACGGAGACCGGGCCGTTCTCGCCGTTGACGATGAGCGCAACCTCACCAGTTGCAAGCGTCGCAGTTGTCGACGCCGGGATTGTGAGCGATTCACGAATGCGTGGGCGCCCGACGCCGGGCGCATGGATAGAGCCGATGCTGCCAGGGGTGAAGAAGCTGACGTAAACGGTCATTGCTGCTCTCCCGCGGCGATCTCAGCCATCGCGGCGTTCGCCTCTTCCTCTGTCGCGAAGCCCTTGGACACGATGGCGTCGCCGGACTTCACGAACCACCGTCCGCCGGGGCCTTTGGCGACGGTCAGGGAAGGCGGTTCTGAGCCCGGTGCGCCAGCGGTGCTCTCTGCCACAACGATCGCGTCGGGAATCGCAATGTCGACGCTGATCTCCTGCACATCCGCAACCGTCAGGCCACGCGGCACGCCCTGCTCGCCGGCTCCGGACCGCTCCGGCGCCGAGCCGCTCTGCCCTTCCTGCGGCGCCTGCGCGCCTTCGGTCGACGCCTGGCGCGCGGCCACAGCGGCCTTGCGCTGCGCCTCCTCTTCCGCCGCAATCCGCTCGGCCTCGGCGCGTGCGTGCTCAGCGGCTTCGCGCTCGAGGCGGGCCATCTCCTCATCAGCGATCTCCCGCCACGACTGGCCGGCCTCGTCGACGAGCTCGTAATCCGCCGGAGCGGCCTCATACGTCTCCCGCGCGATCAGATGCCAGCCGCGCCCACCGTCGCGCTTCACACGAACAAGGTTTTCAAGGATCATCACGCGCTCGCTCCGCTCGTCTTCAGGACCCCCTCGTCATTCCAGATCGTCACGCCGTCATCGGCCGGGTCGGTCGCCGGGATAGCGTCGAGCATTGCTTTTTGATCCGCGCTCGGGACGTTGGACGCGAAGTCGGATTCGGCGATGACGACAGAGCAGTTCTGCGCCTCGAACGACTTCGGAACCACATAGGGGCCATAGACCGCTGCCGCCGCGTTGGTGACGCGCCCGCCGATGCTCGAATTGCCGACCTGCCGGACATAGCCTGAGCCATCGACGATCGTCGCGGTGAGCGTGTGGCCCGCGGGGAGCGAATGGAGAGACCAGGACATCGCAACGTTCTCCGGTTCGAAAGCCGGCGGCTCATGGGCCGCCGGCGCTGTTCATCAGCCCTGGAGGACGGCGATATGATCCTGCTTGATCGCCTTGAACCCCCAGGCGAGCCGGACGTGATAGACGACCTGCAGGAACTGGCGATAGACCGCGATCTCGAAGGCGAGGCCCGTGCGAGGATCGACGATCGTCATCACATCATCGGCGCTGTCGCCGCCCTCCGGCATGGCCGGCGCTCGCGTCGCAAGCACGATCGCGGAACGGGCGAAGGCGACGTTCGGCGTATGGGAACCGAAGATCGTCATCTCGACCGCATCGGCGAGCGTCTGACGGAGACCGGGGCCGCCGATGACGATATCCGCCTCGACCTCCGTCGTTCCCGTAACGACGTTGTACTTGTTCGTGTCTCCGGCGAACGTCACCAGATCGCCAGCCTTGATGCCGGTGGTGTTGACTGTGCCGCCGTCGAGGTGAATCGTCTTGTCGCCGATCGCATAGCCGGCCGTGAGATCGACATCATAGGCCGCGCCGGCGCCGGCGGTGTGCGTCGTGATCGCGTTCGAATGGCGAAGGGCCATGTTCATGACACGGTCTGTCATGCCGTTGCGCAGCATGTCCGAGGAACCGGCCTCGTTGACCTTGCTGAGCACAGTCTGCTTGCCACGCAGGTTCGCCATGGCGGCGTGGCCGAGAACGAGCTGAAGGTCGTTTGTCGGCGCGCCGTTGGTTTCGAGAATGCCGAGCACGCCCGCGAAGTCGGAGAGGTCGCCAGCGGTTCCGAACGGCGCGGTGCCGGCGGTGCCACCGTAGCCGCGCGAGGCGTTCTTGTAGGCCTCGAGCCAGAGGTCGAGCTCGATCTCGTTCACCAGCGAGCGCATTGCCTGATAGAACCGATCGGCCTGAATCGTCGAGAACGTGCCCGCGTTCATGAGCCCCTTCGTCTCTTCCCCGTTCCAGCGCACTGCGACATGCTTCGACTTGGAGATCGTCACCGAGACATTATCGACGGTGGTGTCGCCGGTGTTCGGAGCCGTGACCCCCGGTGTGTTGCTCGCGGTGGAAGCGGCCGTCGTGACCGGGACAATGACGGGCTGATCGAGCGCGGCGCGCTCGATGCTGGAAGAGCGCGAGACGGCCGGGATGAAACCGGTCAGCTCGCGGGAAACGACATCCAGGGCCTCGTAGAGGTCGGGCGTAAGATTCGTCAGCGTGTTCGCCATCCGGCGTTCCTTTCGTCAATGATGCTTGGGAGGTGAGCGTTTCGCGCACGGCCCGAGTCACTGACTCGCCGACGGCAGTTCTGCTCGCTGTGTTCGAGATCAGTCGACGAGAGTGATCTTGTCGACCCTCATCGCTTTCATTTTCGCTTCTGGTTCGAGACGCTCGAACTCCGCGCGCGACATTGTCTTGGCCCCGGCATGCGATCCGTTGTTCCCCTTCGGATCCGGGCCGGTCGGCTTGAGAAGAAACTTCTTCCCCTTCGACGCTGACCAGTCGCGAACGAACGAGCCGACATCGACCTCGCCGAGATCGGTCTCGACGATCGCCTTCCGGTTCCCGTTTTCGTCCCGCAGGACTTTGATGAGCGGAGCCAGATGGTCGACCGCCGCAGGCAGAAGGTCCGGGTCGACTCCGACCTCGCCGAATGCCTTGTGGAGCGACGAAAACCGCTCCGTCTTGTCGATATAGGCGTCTCGGGTCGAGACGGCCGTGTTCAGAGCGGCGACTTCATCCTCGTGCTTCTTCACGAGCCCGGCGATGCGCTGCTCATAGAGCTGGCGCTGCGATTGCAGGTGCTCGGCTTCCGCCTTCCGCTTGTCTGGATCGGCCTCGGCCTTGAGCCGCAAATACTCCTCGGGGTCGAAGCCCTCGGGGATTTCGGCGAGGCGGCGTTCTGCCTCCGCCAGCTTCACGCCGCTGGCCTTGTTGGCCTTGTCGAGCTTGTCGAGCGTCGCTTTCAGCGTCGCAGCGCCGGGGTGGCGCCCGAAATCCTCGACATCGAGAACGAACTTCCCGTCCTTCTCGGCGTAGTGTTCCTTCAGTCCATCCTCGATACCATCGAGGCTATCCAGGATCGCTTTGACCGCCACTGGCGCTCTCCTATTGTGCCATGCCGGGCGACGGCCCGGTTCTATTCGGCTCCGGCAGGATCGCCGCAGCCGCTTCCGCATCGGTCTCTGGACCGATGGAATCCTGATCGATGAGCTCGCGCTCTTCTTCCGGTGTCCGATCCGGCGGAACAGCGCCGCCCTTTTGCAGGCGCCAGAACGTCGACTCCCATGAATAGGCGCCGGCCTGCCAGCCGGAGACGATCGCCGTGATTTCCTGTGCGCTCAGCGTGCGATCGAAGAAGTCGAGGTTCGGGGTCACCTTCACGGCATTTTCGTCTTCGCCGATCCATGACGCCGCGTGCTTCAGCGCGCGCTCCAGTCCGGCCGCGCTCGCCATCGCGATCGTCTTCAGCGTCGTCACCTGACTGCCGAGGCGTAGTTTCAGAGCCTCGCCGCTTTCGGCGCTGCGCTGTTGCGTCCCGGCGAGAAGGTGAGCGCCGAGAGAGACAGCACGATCGAGCGCAGATTGAATCGCGCCGGCTTGCGCCGCGAGCCCCGGCCCTGAGAACTCGAGGAATTTCGCCTCGCCCCCAGGCTTGAGCACCCAGATGACGCCGGCGCCGATCCCGTTCGGGACCTCTCCATTCTCGAGCGATGTTTTCGGGTTCTCGTATCCCGTCACGACCGGCGTCGGCTCCGCCGTCATGTGAAGCCCGGTCTGGTAATCAGCGTCGAGACGGTAGATCTTCAGAGCGACCTTCGCGAGCCCATAGAGCGGGACATCGTCGGGGTCCGGCGTGAGGTCGTTGCAGCCGATGAAGACGAAGGGGATTGCGTCCAGCGCTGCGGCGACCCCATTCCTCGGGCGCTTCAGCGCTGGCTCATAGGCGCCAGCCGCCCATGTCTCGTCTTTGGCCTTCGTCCAGATCCGGGACACGTAGGCGCCATTGATGATCGCGCATTCCCGATACTGCTCGACCTCGCTCCACTTCCCGGTTTCGCGATCGAGCCGGCACGCCGTCTCGTCGAGTATCAGGAATTCGAGCCGGCCACCGGCATCTTCCCAATTCGCGATCGCCTCAGCGCGGTAGCCCGCGAGATAAGGCTCTCCATCTCGAATTCCAGGAATCAGCCCATAGCGCCCGGTGACGAGCAGTTCCGTCGCGACGCGCCGATGCAATTGATCGAGCGTGAGGCCATCGATCGTCGCGCGCCCCCGCAAGGGTTCCAGTCCTTGGGGAAGCTCGATCACCGCAGCGGTGTCGAGGATCGTCCCAAGCGCTCCGCGCACGGTCGGCGCGACAAGTTCGGGGAATTCGGCGCGGAATCGATAGTCGTCATAGGCCTGTTGGCGGACTTTGAGATCAGCGATCTTGCGCGTCCCCGACTTCATGGGGAGATGCGCCTCGCCAGCGGCCTTTACTTCGTCCTCTCCATCGAAGCAGCGGCGCATGGTCCGCCACGACGCCGCGAACTCTGTGTAGCGCGGATGGCGATTGGTCGGGTCAAAGGACATCAGTAGAAGCCGTGGAATTCGGCGGAGACCGCAGGGGTGGAGACGGAGCCGGCCGGCCAGAACGCCATCATCACAGCGTCGGCGAGGTTCGGCGAACGAGTCCCGTCCGGAGCCTTATTGATGATGAGCTTCAAGCGCGCGCTCTTTCCCATTGTCGGTTGGCTCAGCTCTTTCTGAAGCTGGCGCAAGAATGGAGCCTTCGACGAAATCGAAATCATGTCGTCAGCTGAGAACCGCACGCCCTCTTTCGTCGCACGATAGGTGCGCTCGAAGCGCCGGCGGAGTTGCCACCACCCTTGCGCCTTCAGATTGGCGTAGAAGTCCTTGTTCAG